CTGCAGATGGTTTAAGACTCTTAGGTGCTACTGACCGTATTGGTGACTTTGGTTTAGGTATTGTTTCTAAAGCCATACAGAGTACACTAGGTGACTTTATTAGAACAGGTACATCTTTTAGTAGTTTAGTTGTTAGAGCTAAGTCACAGTATAGATTGTTTTCATATGTTGCAGGGCAACAAGACGATGCAGCAAAGGGCGTAGTTGCTACGCAGTTTTCTCCACAGGGGGGTACAGACTTTCAATTCTCAGAGATAAGAGGTATAAGAGTTTTTTCTGCTAACAGTAAGATGGTAGGTGCAACTGAAAAGATATTATTTTCTGCAGACAATGGTTTTCTTTACCAGATGGAGGATGGTAACAGCTTTGATGGTTCTAACATAGAGGCAGAATATTTATCTCCCTTTCTACC